GTAATTATGTTATTTAGTAATTGAATTTGAAAAGTATTTCCTAAGTATCCGAAGTTCTTTTTGTCTGACATATTTTATAAGTTTTGTTCCTTGTTTTAGATAAATATAGTTAAGCGAACGAATAATTAAGGTAGTTGTAAGATAAATTTTTCTCTGATAAAATGTCAGTTAATTCTCTTAAAATGTTTTTTATGTCTGGTCGTATGTCCAGTGTGTATCTTACCTTTGGTGGGTATAGTTTCGCATCAATAATTCTATGACAAATTGTCTTATTTCCGACCTTTAAGATTATGTTAAATATCTCAGGTCCATCTGTGTTTGATGTTTCTAAAACGCTTGGGTCTTCTTCAATTTGGTATCTATTGTCTAACATATATACCATACACTTGTTTCTCAATTTTGTTTGTAATGACTCAGATAGATACTTAATGTACTCATATAATTCAACTGAATTTTCAGCCTTTTCATGATAACCTTTTACATTAAAGAATCTTTGTACCACAAAATTGTTGTTAAGTGTAATCAGAAACTCAACCTTTGTTACATCATTCTGCTCTTTCATAATTTTACTTTTTTGTTTTAAACTTTGTTTTTTCTTTTCTTGTTAACTTTAAAAATGGTTTTAAAAAATATACCCACTGATCGTCACCTTTCGGTAGGTATTTAAATAATCCGTCGTCCATCATCATCCGAATTAGATTCTTATATCCTCTTCCGTCAGGATCCAATGACTCAGAGTAATAAGCTTGTACTAATTCTTTTCCTTCTTCACTAATTAGTGGTTCCGATAAATCCACAATCTTTTTATTGATTTCAAAAAACTCGTCACCAAAAATACCTTCTTTTGTTTTACCCGTCAGTAAATTTTTAAGAGCGGTATTATCTTTTTGTTCTTTTAGGAGTTCTTCACCTCTCGTTAAAATATCGGTAAAAGAAACTTCTCTTTCAAGTAGCTCAGGAAATAATTTAACAATAGTCTTCTCACCTAAGTAATAGATTCCATCTATATTATCTGATTTGTCGCCAGATATTATCTTGAATGTTTTTACGTTATAGTGTGGGATCTCTATTTCGTGTAGTTTGATTTTATCTCCGTTCTTATAATACTTTTTGGTGTTAGGTGAATAGATTGTAACATCTTCAGAGATAAGTTGTGTGAGGTCTCTATCTCCACTAAAAATGGTTTTATCTTCGTCTTTTGAAATTTTGCAATAATATGCGATGAGGTCATCGGCTTCAGAGTTTTCAAATTCAACTTGTCTAACAAACATTTCTTCCAAGTATTCTTTTACTCTTTGTTTTTGTTTGTTAAATGATTGTTCTTTAAAATCTTCTGTTACCCCTTTTCGGTTAAGTTTGTATTTTGGGTAGATTAACCTTCTTTGTGAAGTACTTGTTTCTCCGTCCCAAAATACAACAACCTTGTTGAAGTTTTCGTCTTCTATGAACCTACGTAATGTGTTAAGGAAATGCCAAATACCTCCTACGTGCTCCGTACCGTTAAAGTAATCTTTAACTCCGTGAAATCCAATTTTTAATAAATTATTCCCGTCTACTAATAGGGTTTTTGTCATTTCTGTAAATTACAGGGTTCTTACTCAACTTCTTCTTTTTCTGCCTTTAAATCAAAGTCACCATCAACACCGATGATTTCTTTCCAATACTCAGCATATTCTTTTTTGTATTGTTCGATGGATGCCTTTTCTTCAGACGCTTCTTTACCTGGTAAAAATCCATGTGGTGTTACAATTATTTTACCGTCCTCGAATCCAAGACCGTTGATGTGGTTTTTCATTACGGACACTTTTGTTCTTGATGCAAACTTAACAGTTCTTTTGTCTTTAGTTGCGGTAATCTTTGTTGTTCCTGCACCTTTTTGATTTCCAAATAAGAAAACTAAAGATGAGTTTAACCAAATTGCTTCACCACCTTTCGCCTTAATTTTTGGTTGTCCAAATGGATTGTCAGGTAATTCCACCCAAGGCTGATTAACAATAATCAAAGTGTTTTCATATTTAGAATCCGCTTTACGAGATCCTGAAATACGTTGATTGATTCCCATTCCAATCTTGTCAGCCAAAACGCTTGCATTGTGTTGTTTACCACCTTTACCTTCATATGTCATCTTACAAGGAACTGAACCAACAGAATCCCACATGATACATAATGAATAGTCTAAATCCCCTTTTTCTTGAGCATCTAACAAATCATTAATGTAATCCGTAATTTGTTCAATGTAATCAAAGTTATTATTAAAGATATAAAAACCATCCCATTCTAATTCACCCGTTTCGGTATCAACAACTTCATCACATTCAAACCCCATTAGTTTCGCGTGTTCAAAACTCCATTTTTGTTCTGTAATAATGAATACAGGAAGTATACCTTTCTTTTGAGCGTCAACCGCAGTTTTAACTAAGGCAGTTGTCTTACCTGTGTCGCTATGACCAAGAAACATATTAATGTGACCCATCGCGGGACCAGGTAATCCAACTGCGTCTAAAAATGGTTCACCAAGATCAAAAAATCTCTGTGGTTTATATTTTGCAGACGTAGAGAACTTTTTCTTTAATGAACTAAAATCGTTCTTTTTAATTGCCATCTTCTTCTCCTTTTTGTTCGTTTAAAATTTTTAACATGTCTTCAGTGATTTCAAACTTCTCATCTCTTTTAACATTATACTTGTAAATTGTTTCCAACATTTCAAGTTTGTCTTTTGCGTTTGTCATCTTTTCAACAAACTTATCCATTTCTTCTAAATGTTGTGGGTGTTCTCCAATACCAACAGGATTATTGAAATAAATTAAAAGTGTTGCTTCGGCTTCAGCCATTTCTGACCTATATTTCAAGGTCAGGGCTTCATACATTTTTTGTGATATCTTATTCATATATTTTAAATTAGAAAGGTAATTCTTCTGATGGATCTTCATCCGCTTGTGGATCAACAATTGGTGTTTCTACTTTTGTTTCAGTTCCTCCACCAAGAGAAATTTCAGCCTCTTCTCCGTAAACATATTTTTTAAGTTCAGAACTCCACATTGGTGTCTCTCCTACTGCTACCGCTTCTAAATACTCAACAGGTTTTTTAGAATAAACATCTTTCCAAGTAAGTTCATCTACCAACCATCCGTCCATGATTTCTTTATCTGTGTGTACAGGTGCCGGATCATCATACATAATTGTTTGAACAACTGTATATTCTTTTCCTTGTGGTGTTTTTGCTTTGATTAATTCAATAATCAAATCACGTCCTTTTTCAGAATCGGTTAAGTCACCTTTTGCTTTCCAAATAGGTAGGATTTTGTCCAAGACACCTTCTTGTTTGTAGTTATGTTTAAATCTCCAAAACTTAACTCCGTCTTGTTCGTTATCACGATCAATAACTTTTACGATGTAGAATAAACGTGAACGGTACTGAGAAGCCAAATCTTTATCTTCTTTTTTCCCTGTAGCGATAAGTTCATTATAAACTTCCGTTAGTGGTGATCTTTCGTTGTCGTTTTTTTCAGGGTCGTACAACTTAACCCATTGTCCATTAACTTGAATTTCGTGATACCAAACTTCTACGAATGGTGAAGAACCATCTTTTGTAGGTAGGATACGAATTCTTCTTTGTGCTGATTTTTCATTTTTTTGAAGAACAGCAGAAAAGTATCTTTTCATTCTGTCTTCTTGTGAAATGTTTTGTCTCGGTGAACCACTTGGTTGTGAGTTCTTTTCGTACTGTGCTAGTACTGCGTCAATTGAATTTGCCATAGATTTTGTTTTTAATTTTTAACTCTTTTATCTATAACAATTATAAGTGAATTTGGTAGAATGTCAAATAAAAAAGGGACTTTGTCAGTCCCTTAGTTATTATAAATCAAATTCGTTTTCGTCTTCGTCTTCTTCGTACTTACTGAATGTTTTTTTAACTTCATTAGGTGAAAAATTTTCAACTTCGTCAGATGTTAAAACATATTCATTTTTTCCTGATTTTTCCATATCCATTTTTTTATCATCAAAAAAATCAGTAAGTTTTTGATTATATGGGTATGAGTCTAGAGATCTTAGTTCTAATTTTTCTTCAGGAGTTTTATCTCTATATTTGTCAAATTTAATCTCCAATGAGTTTATTTTATTCATAATTTGATCCATATTTTCAAGTTTTGATTGTAAATCATCAAGTTTTGAAAATAGGTTGTCCATTATTTCATCCTGTTTATCTTTAATGTCGTTTTGAGCATTTACTAAATCTGTTATATCAATTTCTTCAGTTTCTTCATCACCTTCTTTATCTTTTTCTTCATCACCAACCTCTTCAACATCAGGGTCTTTTTCAACATCTATAGGTTCAGGTACTTCAGCACCTGCCGCTGGTGGTGCTCCT